GTCAGCGCCTGTTGATGCTTCACTTGAGATTTGGTCAACATCTACTGATGTAGCAATTTCTGGAACCCTTGCAATGCCACCTGGTGCATTTACAATAGGAATAATTTCACCACTGAGGAACATTGACTGTTCTGTGGCTTCATAGACTGCCGCGGCTAATGCTGGTTGGATAAGACCGTCAGCATTAATGGCGGATTGATAAGCTTCATTTGCCATAATAATTTACCCTTTGGTTAAGTTTATAACAATCCTTTTTTACGTCTTTCAGCATACATTTTTCTATGCTCAGGATTGTTAAAATCAAGTTTTGATAGATCAAACTCCTTGTTGGATCTAGGTGCTGTGTTAGATTCTGACCCTGCACCACTTGGTCCTGCAACTCTAAAATAAGAGTTATTTGTTAGAAACTCTTCTACAAGAGCACCAACAGTCATGCTGTCTCCTGTGTCAGTAAATCTAGCATTGCCTTCTGCATCAAGTACAGTAACACTGCCATCATCTGACATTTTGACATTTGACCTTAACAGTTTAGCAACGTGTTCCGGATTCACTGCTTTAGCACTACTTGAAGCACTGATAAGAGCACCATCTATCTTAATAGATTCTAACTCATTTCTTAGTGCAGATACTTCTTTGGCACTAGCCTGTTTGGTCTTTTGCAGGACTTTATCAAACTCCTGCCTTTTTATAAGTTGCTCCTCCTCAATGCTACTCTTCAGTTGTTTCAGTTCATTGTATTCATTAATATCAATGTCCTGATACTTTTTAGTAGCCTGATTCAGACGTTTTTGAACAATGCTGTCAAGTTCTTCTTGACTAAACATTTTTTCCTTAACCTGGGTTTCATTACCACTTTCAACAGCCCCAGTGTCTGTATTAGTGTCATTTACCATGGTGTTTTCTGTTTCCATGTCAACAATCTCCTTTGTTAGTTGGGGGTTCTAACCTTACTGTTATTTATAACTCCTAATTTTGTTCAAGAAGTAGACGTTTTGCTTCATCAATATCTTCTTGTGACATCTCAGGATGTAAATCTAGCATATTTTGGTCAGTCAAACCTTGCATAATCATTTGTTGAATATGTTCAGTTCTATTTTCTGGCGTAGTTGTATCATGTACCATTGTTTCAGCAGGTTCAATACTTTCTACTACTGTGTTGAGTGTTTCTTCATCCTTAATCAACAACTCAGCAATCTGTTTGTTCATCTGTGTTACAAATACAGGATCATTTACTGCCTCTATTGCTTTGCTGTACAGTTCTAAATCAGCATGTTCATCTCTAATGTCAAATGTATCAGCATAACTTACACTAAACTCATCAGGCATATCAACTGCCTGCCATTGAAAGAATAGATTCCAAATAGCATATTCAGTTTCCTGTAATGTATGACTAATGTCTGCTAGTTTTGTGTTCAACAGTTGACGTTCTGTTTGTAGAGCAACACCTGACATAGGTGATCCTCTCATAATCTGTACTGCACTTGTATGTGTCATTCTGTGTATACTTTGTACAACGCTGTTAACACTGTCAAGGATTCCTACAATGCTAGAGCCTGATGGCTGAAGAAGATAAGGCTTCAGCTGTGGATCCATGTCCTCTTGTACTTCAATGACAGCACCAGCACCAGCACTTGCTCTTGTGCTAGGTGTCTTTACAAGACTAGGATGTCCTGAAATGCGTATGTTCTGTTCAAGTTCTGATAACAGGTTATAGATATACTTTTGTGCGTATGCTACGTCACCAATTAGGCTGTAACCTACGCCTTTTGTTGGTGATGGCAGTGGTGCGTAATTTACAAATGGCACAACGCCTAATGGATTGACAAAAACTTCCTGGCTTATAATATTTTTCATTTCACCAGATTCATCTGTAGCAACAAGAGTTTTTACAATCTCTGTTTTTGTCCATTCTGTTACACTTGTTTGTGTTTTTGCTTCACTTTCAATAACTTTTATGTAAACAAGTTCATGCTTACCAGTTACACTTTTTCTGTATTCCCAATCTAGCACATTTTGTGGTGTGTAACTACAAACGTATGCTCTAATGCCCAGTGCTTCTGCTTCTGCCTGCGTTTGCACTGCGTAGTTGGGCTTGTCTACAAGCAACCAAACATTACCCTGAACCATAGCAAGATCATTTATGCTTTTCATAAATGAATCTAAGTTTTGACCATTCATGTCAGTGTCAGAAATGAAATCTTTAACACTAGCATTATTGTTCAATGCGCCTAAGGTTCTTTTTGGTAAGTTTCTAAAAATAAAACTACTGTAAATGTCTACTGTAGTTTTTACATGATTATCTAAGGGTGTGGTTTCAAGTCTTTTGCCATAACTGTCACCAGGTGTGTTGTCTTCACCCAGGTACTTTGTAAGATATTCACCCTGTCTATATAATTTTCCGCCCACATAACTTCTAAAAAAGAAGTCTGCCTCTTTTGCATGTGCTTTGTAGGCTTTGTGGGTTCCTAATAAGTCTTCAGCCATTTTTTATATTCCTAGGTATATTTTACTAATATTTATACTAGTAATGAGCAAACAACTCTGGTCCTTTGCTATGTTGTGTTGGTCTCCTAATAGGCATAACTCCCCATACTAGGTATCCTAAAGCGTCTGGCATATGATCAAGTCCTGCACTCTTATCAGGCTGACGTGTACCTTCTTTGTAAGTCTGTTTGTCTAAACAACGTATAAGACTTTTACATTTTGGTCCTACTGTCAGTCTTGTTTCACCAGTCTTGTTGTAGAACGCTGTGTTAACACTTGCTATTCTGTCAATAACAGGAGGGTTAACCCTAGCACTCTTGACAGTAAAATTATACTGCCTTAAAATATTATGATCAGTGTTCATTGCACTTGTCTTCTGGTTAGCACCTGAAGCATCAGGATATGCAATGACTCTGCTCTTTGGGTATCTCTTAGATATTTCTTCACAAAGTTCATATGTATTTGAGTTGCGTATTTCTATTTCATCAAACACATGCATTGTGAGCCCGTCCCAGTTTGCTACTACTGCACTCATTGGTTGTGTGTTAAAGTCAACACCAATATGAAGTACATCTCTTATGTCAAGTTGGGCTGGCAAGTCTTTTACATTTCTATCACGTTCAAATGCGTAATAGACAACACCAGAAAAATTAACAAATGAAGCCAGAAACTCTTGCTCAAATGTTCTAGGATCAAGTTCTGACTTTGCAGATTCTACTTCATCCTCAGGCACATTGCCTCCCTCAAGAGTTGTAAACTGAAAACTTTGCCAGTTGTCCTGTGTTGGTGCGCCAGCCCAAAGGTCATAAAACCAGTTGTAACCTTTAGGCGTACTAATGAATAAGGCATGTCCTTTTCTATCTGCTAGTGCTGGCCTTAAAACTTCTGACCAACAAGCAACTTCAATGTCACTACACTCATCCATTACCAGGTAATCTATTGAAATACCTCTTAAACTTTCATAATTATCAGCACTTCTTAGTGCTATTGTACTACCGTTCTTCAATCTTACTGTAAGTTCAGTAGTGTTAATCTTTTTAATCCATCTTACTGCACTTAGTTTGCTAATTAGGTCATCCCAGATAATTGTTTTTGCTTGTCTAAATGTAGGTGCTACATAATAGACTTTTTTATTTGGTTGACTAGCATACCTGCACATTTCTCTGATGCTTAACCATGATTTGCCCCAGCGTCTGCCAGCACAAACTACCTTGAAACGGTTTTCATCATCAGCCACCATTGTTTGAGTGGGGGTTAGTGGCATCTATCCTCTCCTTGTTGGTCCTCCAGGTATTTCTCCTGCGGCTCTCATTCTTCTAATCTTATCTTCTGCCCAGGGCAAAGCACTTGGACCGCCCCAACCTAGATAAGCATAGTAGCCTTTGCCTTTTGTCTTACCTGCGCCTACATATCTTTCATAGTTTGCTCTTGCTCTTGTTAGAAAAGCAAACATTCTTAAAATGATGTCAGGAGAAAGTTCTTCTCCTCTTGCAATCTGACCTGCTCTACGTCTGCCTGTAGGAGTGCCCCACCTTTGTGAAGGTGTGACACTCTCATTGTACGCTATAGCTCTTTTTGCATCAGCAATCATCATTTTATTAGGTTTGTAGGGCATTAGTCTACTTCTAACAGAATCTGGAAGTCTGCACTAACTTTAGCATCAGTTGAACCAAGTTTCTTAGCTCTAAATTCCATTCTACCACCACCTGGGATAGGAAACGGATTAGGTAACTGATAAACGTTAGAACTACCTGCTGTCACAACTACTGTTAGTTTCTGAAAGTAAGGTGTTTGTGAAGGATTAGGTGCTACCCAAATACTTACTAGTGCGGCTTCTGTAGAACTAACCATAAAACTAGTAAGGTAAGCAGTGTGTCCTGTTGGAACAGCAAAGTCTGCCTTCTGTGCTTGGTTTTCTCCTGCTTT